CGTTAGCACCTCTAACATCAGTAGTGTTAGTTGTACCAGCCGCAGCTACATAGCTTTGACCTTTACTAAATTCAGAACCGTAAACTAAAACAGTTGTTCCTTTACTAGTTGTATTAGCAGATAAAGTAGTAGCACCATAAGGAGCTAAATCTATAACTTCATTAGCAACAACAGTAACTAAACATTTGAAAATACCATCTGAATTAGAAACTATAACAGTATCGTTAACTCTAATACCGTGATTAGCAACTGTAAATCCAGCAGTTTCATCAATATCAGATTCTACTGTGAATTGAGGTGTTGTACCACCAGCACCAGTGTTAGCACCAGCATTTGTTGAGTTAATGTTACCTTTGTATGATAAATGTAGTCTACCTTGTTCTGACCAAACAACTTGATCTGAAGTCATAGACTCTTCTGCACCAACTTGAGATAAGAAACCAGAAATTGTTCGTGGACCGAAAACTTCAGCTTCTTGTTCCATTAAGTCAGGCAGGTATTGTTGAGCCCACGTATTATCCGTAGTACCCGTAAAATCTAGATAGTTTGTTGCTAGTGTTTGCTTTTGTGGAGCAGGTACACTATTCAAACTACCTCCCGCAGTAATTGCCATAATATATTTTTTTTAAATTATTAATTATTTTCGTTTTCTAATTTTAAAAGATCTATTTTTTATATCAGAAGAAGACTCACCTAGAACCTTATACTTTATACCACCAGCGTTAACTTCGCCATGTGTTTGTCTAGGTTCGATATTAATGTTTTTGTCTTTAGCAATTTTATCTTTAATAGCATCTGCCTTACCTTGCTCATAAAAATGTTTAGCAATAGTATCAGCATTCATAGCTGTAAATAAAGATTTGTGGTAACCAGCAGCATCATCGATAGTTGATTTATCTTCACTAGCAAACTTGTTAATGAAATTATCTATATTACTCTGTGTTTCCCTTACTTTGTCAACATCTTTAACATTAAATCTAAATTTTTTGTCTCCAACTTGATAATCAAAACCTTTGAAATTTTCATTGAAAAGCGTTTTAGTTTTATTTAAAAATGTTCTTTGACTTTTTTCAGTTAACTTTTTCTGACTTTCTTGATCTTTATTGTATCTATTAAAAAAATCTATAGCTTTCTGCTGCTCACCAGTGAGCTTACTTCCAGCTTTAATTTCTTCATAGTATTTAGACTTTTGCCTGTCTAAGTGGGCTCTAGCCTCGGCAACTTGCTCTTTAAGGGCTATCTTTTTTCTCTTTATATCTTTAGCTTCATCAACCTCCTCATCATAGCTAAATTTTTCTTCTAATATAAAGTTTCTTTCTTCTGGAGATAAATGAGATTTAGTTGTTCTGTAGTATTCGTCTAAAACATCTGCATCGTCCATATTAGACAAATCTTTGTTTAGATTAACATAGTCAGTTAAATCCCCACCTGTTTCTTCCATAAAGTTAATTAACTTTTCTATTTTTTCAGGTAAAGGTTTTCCTGTTTGTTCAGCTTCAACTATTGCTTGTTCAACCTTTTGTTCTACTTCTACTACTTCTTCTTCAGTAACTTCTTGTATAACTGGTTTTTCTTCTTTTATCTCTTTAGGTTCTTCTGGTTCAGCATTAACTACAACCACCTCTTCTTCAGTAGGTTTTTCTTCAACCTTTTCTTTATTAATAGGTTTATCTATGTTCACCTTTATAACGTCATCTACTGGTTTTTTTATTTTAACCTTTTTAACGTTGTCTTTTTTATTTTTAGTCTCTTCGACTTTTTTTGTTTCTTCTGCCATAATAAAATTTTATAAAATATTAAATATTAGACGCCAAATCTATCTAAATCAGCGCCTCCTGTAAGTATATCATTACCTGATGATTCAAATTTCTTAAGTGATTCACCTCCTTTTCTTTGCTCTATCATATCCGACTGTCTATCAGCTTGCATGTGTATTCTTTGATCTTTTCTATCTTCTCTAACAGATTCTAGTCTTGAAGCTGTCTCTCTTTCTTCTTTTTTAATATCAGTGTTTAATTCAAACTCTAACATCATTAACTCTTTCTTAACTCTAGCTTCTTGTTCTAAATACCTCATTTTAAGAGAACTTTTTGTTTTTTCTAGACCAACTTCATTTTCATACGCAGCGTTATCTTGCTCCATTTTTATCTTAGCCGCTTCTTGTGCTGCTGCAGTATTCGCTTGAGCTTGAGCTTGTATGTTTTGTTGCTGCATGATTTGATCACGCTCTAGTTTCTTTTTTCTTTTTATTTTTAATAATTGATTAGCTAGTTTAACATTTCTAGTATCTCTTATATCAATAGCATCATCTAGGTCTATTAATTTTTGAGCTAAAGCCATTTGTATATTATTTTCTAATATAGCCTTTTCTTCTTCATCTGGCATTAGTTCTATAAATATACCAAAATCATATAAGTGTAATTCTGCCATTTCAGACAACGTGGCAACATTATGAGCGCCAATAGCTCTTATAAAAGCATCTCTTGTTGGAGAGTATTCTATTATATCAGATATTCTAAGTGATAAGCACTCTGCTGATTCAGCTGTTAAATAAAGCATTGATTGTAATATATGTCTAGTTGCTGTATTAGAATTTGCAGCAGCTAACTTTTGTACACCAACTAAAGCGTTTTTATCTGGTGTGCTACCATCTCTAGCTTCATTAAGTCCAGTCACATCCCTTATCATTTGCATATAATAATTATATGTTTGTATTAAGGCTTGCATTTTACCACCATTAACACCATTGTTTATTTGCTGTATTGGCACTTTGCCAGGATTTGGGTCTCCATCTGACGTAAAACTTCTACCAATAACACTACCAGTTTGAAAGAACATATTCAAAGCTTCTTGTGGATTATAGTTTGTTCCATTACCAAGATCTATTTCAGCTAAACCATCTGCATCTAAATAAACACCATCAGGTACCATTCTAGACATTACTTGTTGTAATTTTAAATGAGTTAACTGTATCATGTCTGCAAAGCCAGTTATTCTACCTACTAATGATTCTATTCTACCTTCATAAACTCTTGGAGCTACTATTTGATAACTCATTTTAACTTTACTAAAATCAGAATCTGATCTCATCATGTTAGGTACCATTCGCCATCTTAACAATTTGTTAGCACCTAAAATATAAACACCTTCAAATAAAGCTTCAACAACTCTTTCTAATTTACTAAAATCTCCCTCTAAGTTTTCAGGTGGATTAAACTGATCATCTTTCTCAATAATCTTTTCACCACCAGCTGATGTTTTCTTTAATTTATAAACATCATTAACATGAGACTTATAATTAAAATATAAAACGTGTACTTTGTTTCTATCTCTATGAGCAGATCTTCTAAGTGGATCGTGTCCTTTATCAGTTATTTCTTTTATATCTGATTCAGTTAAAGTTGGAAACTCTTTTACTAATTCGTTTATTGGTATTTCTTTTACTTCACCAACATAATATAAATCATCAAAGTACGGAGAGTCAGTGTGTGAGTATACTAAGTTAGCAGGATCAACGTATTTAACTTGAGCACCTTCACTGTAATCAAAAGTTGTTTTAGTAGCAGATATACCTAAAACAGTTAAATCATATAAACATCTTCTTCTAATTAAATCGTAATCACTGTTCTCCATTAAAACATTTATAGCTTGTTCTTCAGCTAACTCAACTGCTTGTTTATAGTTAAGTTGCATGTGAAGTGCAAGCTCTTCTTCTGTATCAGGTAGTGTTTCTTTTTTATTCTCGTAGATATCCATATTAAATTGCTCAGCAACCATATCGTTAAATTCTTTGCTACGCATATCTCTTAATATAGACTCCATATACTCAGTTCTTTTACTAACACCGTATTCATCTTGTGAAAAACAATTTATTTCATAAGATCTTTGAGCCATACCATTTACAACAATATCTACAAACTTAGGAATAATAGGTACGGGTTTCCAATCAAGATTTAAATAAGATAAATCACCGTTTATAGATAATTCATTTTTATATTTTTGAATAGACTGTTCACCTCTTGCATAAAGTCTTAAGTTGTGAAAACTATTTAAAGTGTGTTCAAATTTTGAATTATGGCCATTAAACCATTCATATCTTATTGCTTGAGCAACTTTTGTTCCGTAATCAATACTTATTTTTTCAACGTCACTAACCGCTTGAGACGGAAAGTTTATGTGAGCGTACATTCCTTTCATACTTGTTTATTTATAATTCTAGATGATAATCCTTTATTATTATATTTTGCTATACCTAGGTTTAATGAGGTTTTTTGCTTGTTTGGATTAGGTTTATATAAGTGTCTATTGCAAGCCATTATTGCTAATCCAGTACTTATTGAAGCATCATGCCTTGTTCTTTTATTTATATCAAACTTAGACCAATCATTTAATGTTTCATTAAAATACATTGTTCCATAAGTTCCATCACCTAGTGATCCAACGTGATCGTTGATATACATCTCTATTGCAGCAGCATGAGCCTGCTTTATATCTTCACTTGAGTTTGGTACTCCACCTATTTCTTTTTCAGATACAGATAATTTATTCCATATCTTATCAGGTCTATTCATACTAAAACCTCTATAACCTCTTCTACGTAAATAGTACAATAACCTTGGTTTGTTATTTTCTGCTAGTATTGGCATACCATAAAATACTAATGCCATTAACACATCTTCAAAAAATATCTCAGCTGTTTGTGGTCTTGCTATATATTCTAAAAAGAACGTATTAGCTGGAGCATCTTCCATTGAAAACTTAGTTAATCCATGCAAAGCTCCTTTTGATCCTGTTCCGTCAACTGTTCCTGATATATCGTAAGAGTCACAACCAAAGGCACCAACGTGTTCATTGCCTGGATATCTTATTCCGTTTTTTAAAATAACACTATTTTGCATATTGTTATTTGGAAACCAGCTTATCTTAAATCTACCTTTTGGATCTGGATTAAAAACAACTCTTGTATCTTTAACTCCACCTATCCATTGGAAGTTTCCTGGTGTTAAAACAGAAGAGTTTTTATTTCCTTCATTATAATCTATTTGCTCGTATATTTTTATAAGATTAAATAAACTATTTTTTGTTTCATCTCTAAATGCGTGTTCTTCAGTTCTTGGAAACTGACGGTAAAATTCATTTAAAGCATCTTGATCATCTCTTAAACCATCAGCTTCATTATCCCAGTGGTTTATTACACCTTGATCAATTTCTACTCCGTGTGGATCAAATGACTGTTGTTCAGGATCACTGAATACAGGTCGTCCGAATTCATCAATGAATCCCTCGTAATTCCATTCCATAGGAATAAACAAAGAATATAATCCCGACTTAGTTTGTCCATTTCTATTGCGCTTGGTAACATCTGAATCATAATATAGATTTTTAAAATTATCACCTCCTTTATCTAATGCGTTTGATGTACTTCCCATCATACACTTGCCAACTATTCTACTACCTAGTCGCAAACAAGTTTTTGTAACTCTCCAGTTATTTTTTATATTATCAGGTCTTTCCCATTTACCACTTTCATCATGTACTAATAAAGAAAGTTTTTCACCATCATAACTATTATCACCTGTATTTTTCCAGTCTATAGTTGTATCAAGACCTTCCATATCATCAATCTCTTCTCTTTCCCTCATTTTTTTACGAGTAAACTTTTTAGCTGGCACTCTATAAGCTAGTTC